ACCCTGGAAAAAGCGATTGAGAATTCACAGAAAGAAGTGAAGCAGCTCATCGAAGAACAGCGTAAATCCATCAACGAAAACGGCCAGATTAACCAGCAACTTCAGGCTGATCTGGCAAAAGCACAGGACGAGCTGAAAACGACCGGCACCCGCCTGTTTGATCTTGAACAGAAGCTGGCTGGTAACTCGCCGGAACAGACCGCGCAGAAGTCCTTTGCTGAGCGTGTATCCGAAGACCTTATCAAAGGCTGGAACGGTGACCGCGCTAAAGCGAAAGTGACCAGCTTCGACAAAGCGATCGGTTCTGGCACCGCGTCTGGCGGAGCGCTGGTTCAGCCTCAGCAGGCACTAGGCATTCTGATGCCGGGGCTGCGTCGTCTGACCGTCCGTGACCTGCTAGCACAAGGCCGCATCTCCAGCAACGCTCTGGAATATGTTCGCGAAAACGTGTTCACCAACGCGGCGGCGCCGGTGCCAGAAGGCACGCTGAAGCCGGAAAGTAACATCACCTTCACCAAAGAAACGGCGAACGTGAAAACTATCGCCCACTGGATGCAGGCATCACGTCAGATCATGGACGATGCGCCGGCGCTTCAGTCCTACATCAATTCCCGCATGATGTATGGTCTGGCGCTGGTGGAAGAAAACCAAATGCTGAACGGCGACGGCACTGGTGACAATCTTCAGGGCCTGAATGTCGTGGCTCAGGACTACGCAACGGCGCTTAACGCCACGGGTGATACCGGAGCGGATGTGCTGGCACATGCGATCTATCAGGTGTCTCTGAGCGAGTTCGAGGCGGACGGCATTATCCTCAACCCGGCTGACTGGCACCGCATCGCGCTGCTGAAGGATGCCAACGGTAATTATATTCTCGGCGGTCCGCAGGCATTTGCCTCTAAGGTCCTGTGGGGGCTGCCGGTGGTATCGACCACGGCGCAGGCGGCGGGCACGTTCACCGTTGGCGCGTTTGGTCTGGCCTCTCAGGTCTGGGACCGAATGGACGCTACTGTTGAGGTCAGCAACCAGGACCGCGATAACTTCGTTAAAAACATGCTGACCATTTTGTGTGAAGAGCGCCTGGCTCTGGCGCATTATCGTCCGGCCGCGATCGTTACCGGCGATATCGCCGTTTCCACTGGTGCGTAACTAAAGGCCGCGGTCAGAAATGGCCGCGTATTCTGATATGAAAATTAAAGCTCTCCGTATGTTCTCTCACTATCACCTCGGCACTGTCTCTCAGGGTGAAGTGAAAGTTGTGAAAAAAGAAATCGGCGAGGCGCTGGTTGGGATGAGCCTGGCTGAAGTCGTGGAAGATGAATCACCTGATGACTCTCCTTCTAAACCCGTCAAGAAAGGGGGCAAAAGTGCAAATAAGCCCGGCGCAGATGGTGCTGATAAAGAAGCATCTGAGAGTTGATCACGATGACGAGGACGATCTGATTAAAGGCTACGCCGAATCATCAGTCGATTATGTCGAAAATTATTGTGATGGCTCGCTAGTCACTGAGCTGACGCCTGCGGCTGAAGATAAAGAGCCTCCTCGTGAGGTTCTTTTTTCTCCTGGTATCTGGCAGGCGATGCTGCTTCTTATCGGGCACTACTATGCCAATCGCGAAGCGGTCGGGGAAAGCCAAACTGAAATTCCTCTCGGAGTGGAGGCGTTGTTGTACCGACACCGCAAGTGGCACTGATGGCATGCTCAGGATGCCAGAAGCGCCGTGAATGGCTAAAAAAATGGATGGCGATTGCCCATGAAAGAGTTACAGGTAAGTCTGCTGGCGACGACGCTGGAAAAACTGGCCGAGAGCTTTCATCAGGTGGCCGAGGGGATGAAGGAGCAGACAGCGGCAATAAATCGCCTGGCTGAATCCAACGAGACGCTGTCAGCACTAATTTACCAGTCAATGGCAGCTGATGAGGAAGAAGTTGCAATGCCGACGGCGACCTATCTTAGCGGCAAGCCAAAGGGGTAATTGTCATGCAGGCAGGAAAACTCCGTCACCGCATAACGCTTCAGAAGCCAGTGAAAACTCAGAGTCCTGCTACAGGCGCGGTTATCAACACATGGGCCGATGTGGCAACGCTATGGGCTGATGTTACGGATGTGTCGGTGCGTGAATTTGTGGCCGCTCAGGCTGGACAAAGTGAGGTTACAGCGCGCATTACCATTCGCTACCGCGATGATGTGACCAATAAAAACCGGATCGTTTATCGCGGGCGGATTTATAACATCCATGGTGTGCTGGCAGACGACAAAAGCGGGTCGGAATATCTAACCCTTCCATGTTCTCAGGGGGTGAATGATGGCTGATGGTGTTGATTTCACCCTGACCGGGATTGATTCGCTACTGGGGAAGCTGGAAGAAATAAGCGACGATCTACGCCGAAAAGGTGGACGTGCAGCGCTACGGCGCGCCGGGAATGTGATCGTGAACAAGGCAAAAGCTAATGCTCAGCATCTGGATGACCCGGCAACCGGCCGTAGCATCGCCGATAACGTTGCAATTCGCTGGAATGGTCGGATGTTTAAGCAGACCGGCAATCTTGGCTTTCGTGTTGGCGTTTTGCATGGCGCGGTCTTGAAAAAGCATCCGGATAAGGCTTTAAACGCACCAACTCCGCACTGGCGTCTGCTGGAATTTGGCACCGAGAACATGCGGGCGCAGCCTTTTATCCGCCCTGCTGCAGAAAGCAGTATAGGTGAGGTGGTAAACACCTTCACCCAGGAGTATGGGCAGGCGATTGATCGGGCGATTGAGCGCGCCAGAAAGAAAGGGGTGTCCCCATGATCGCACCGATTTTCGCGGTTTGCTTTTCAAGCCCGGAAGTAAACAGACTTATTGGCGGAGAAACGCTGCGTCTGTACCCATTTGGCATGCAGGACGATAACGTGGTTTACCCCTATGCCGTATGGCAGAACGTTAGCGGCGAACCAGAAAATTATCTGGCGCAGCGGCCAGATGCCGACAGCTTTACGCTGCAGGTCGATGCTTACGCTAACACCCCAGATGAGGTTATCGCAGTGGCCGCCGCGCTGCGCGATGCTATTGAGCCTCACGCCTATATAACCCGCTGGGGAAGTCAGGAAATAGACGTAGAAACCAAACGCTACCGCTATTCATTCGACGTTGACTGGATAGTAACCCGCTGACCTAACACACTACTCGCCGGCCCAGAGCCGGTTTTTTTATAACCGGAGATAACCCATGTCTGTACTGACTCAAGGCACGCAGCTTTACGTGCTCGCAAAAGGCGCGGTGAGCGAAGTGGAATGCATCACCGCCTTTTCTCCCGGCAGCAATCCTGCTGACCAGATTGAAGACACCTGCCTTTCTGAGAAAACGGACCGCACTTACAAGCGTGGTCTGCGCACGCCGGGGCAGGCATCGCTGACGCTTAACGCCGATCCGAAAAATACCAGCCACATCATGCTCTATAACCTGTCGATTTCGGACGATGAAGCCGACCAGGACCTTACCTTTGCGATCGGCTGGTCAGATGGTGAGGCGGCACCTACCGCGGCAGCGAACGGCGCGGCTGGCGCAGTTGATGGTCTGGTTCTCCCGGATAGCCGAACCTGGTTCGTTTTCAAAGGCTATGTGTCCGATTTCCCGTTTGATTTTTCTGCGAACACGGTCGTATCTTCCTCAGCCTCTATTCAACGTTCCGGCGCTGCTGTCTGGGTGCCTAAAGCCGCTTCCGGCGCCTAATAAATTCGGGGCATTCGCCCCGATCATCTGAGAAAAATTAATGAAACTGACGCTTGAATCGTTAAAAGCCTCTGGCGCGTTCACTGGACGTCCGGTTGAAAAAGAAATCACCTGGAAACAGGGCGACCAAGAATTTACCGCCACGGTATACGTTCGCCCGATGGGATATCACACAGCAACTGCTGATGTGCTGGCAATGGGTGGCAAAGTTGACGGTGTTGCCGGTCGCATCGCCGCGTCAATCTGCGATGAGCTGGGCAAGCCCGTGTTTACTCCGGCTGATATCACCGGCGAAGCCGATCCGGAGCGCGGCGCGCTTGATGGAGCACTCACTG